TCGTCGGGCGACGGCAGCACGGCCGCATCGTCGGGCTACGGCAGCACGGCCGCATCGTCGGGCTACGGCAGCACGGCCGCATCGTCGGGCCAGAACACGATATCGATGGTCGCAGGACGAAATGGCCAAGCCAAGGCCGGCGAAAACGGCTGCCTCGCGCTCTGCTGGAACGACGGCAAGCGCAATCGCATTGCCGTCGGCTACGTCGGAGAGGGCGGGATTGAGGCCGACACTTGGTATCGCGTTACTGCCAGCGGCGATCTTGTGGCGAGCCAACCATGAACGCCGAAACCACCCTACACCTGCGCCGCATGATCGGGTTCGACGATCCTCGCGATACGGCAGTTGAGTTGATCGAGAAGAAAGCGATTCCAGCCGTGACGATCAGTTACTAGGAGCCATTATGACTAACGCAAAACAGGAATTTATCGAGGCGCAGGGGCGCGAGCTGGCCACGCCGGCATCAACCGGGATCGCGACTGTAAGCGACAGTGCAACGCTCATGAGCGTGATCAGCCGCGCGGCGAGTGATCCCAGCGTAGACATGGACAAACTCGAACGGCTCATGGAGATGTACGAGCGGATCGAGTCGAAGAAATCCGAGACAGCGTTTAACGCCGCGATGTCGGCCGCGCAGTCGGAAATGGGGCGCGTTGCGACCGATGCGACGAACCCGCAGACGCGGAGCCATTACGCGAGCTATGCCGCGATCGACAAGGCGCTGCGACCAATCTACTCGCGGCATGGCTTTGCGCTGAGCTTTGACGAGGGCCAGACCGAAAAGCCGGAGCATGTCCGCGTTCTGTGCCACGTCTCCCACCGTGATGGCTACACTCGGACTTATCACCGAGACATGCCGGCTGACGGCAAGGGCGCCAAAGGCGGCGACGTGATGACCAAGACTCATGCTGCCGGTGCCGCTCAGAGCTACGGAATGAGGTATTTGCTCAAGGGTATTTTCAATGTCGCGATCGGTGAGGACGATGACGACGGCAATATCGCGAGCACCATAACCGACGAGCAAGCCACCAAGATCAAAACGCTACTCGAAGAAACGGACGCCAACGTGAAAGCTTTTCTGGGCTTCGCTCGGGCTGAATCGGTCGATGCGATCCGGGCTGCGGATTATGGGCGGTGCATGGATATGCTGATGAAAAAGAAAGGAGCGAAGAAGTGAGCGAGATAGAGCAATTATCAGAGGCTTGGTTTGCTGCCAGACGCGGCAAGGTTACTGCCTCGCGGCTTGCGGACGTGACCGCAAAGACCCGCAGCGGATGGGGGGCGTCACGGGCGAACTACGCGGCGGAACTGATCGCTGAGAGACTGACCGGCGTCACTGTCGAGCGCTTCCGGAACGCCGCAATGCAGCACGGAGTAGACACGGAGCCAGAGGCCCGCAACGCCTACTCCGTCATGCACGATCAGGAGGTTATCGAGATCGGGTTCATCGACCATCCGGAAATTGCTATGACAGGAGCGAGCCCGGACGGGCTTTGCTCAGATCGCGGCATGGTCGAGATCAAGTGTCCGCAGACCGCGACGCATATCGAGACGCTGCGCGGCGGCTCAATCGCCGAGCGGTACGTGCTGCAAATGCAGTGGCAAATGGCATGCGCCGAGCGCGACTGGTGCGACTTCGTGAGCTACGACCCGAGGATGCCGGCGTCCATGAGCCTGTTCGTTAAACGGGTTAAGCGTAACGATCAGCAGATTGCCGTGCTGGCGAACGCCATCAAGAATTTCCTCGCCGAGATTGACGCCACGGTCAATGAATTAAATGAATTAACCGAGAAGTACGGCCGAACGTGACGGAGAGGGTACTACTGCTCGTCAAGAAAGGCGCGCTCGTGCCAGACAATGAGCGGTCGGTCGAATGCATGCGCGAGCGCGGATATCGCGTCGGTGACGTGCTCTCTGCGGAATTGCGCAAGCCCAGGAATCCCGGCTTCCACCGGCTCGTACACGCCTTCGGAAAGCTCTGCGTGGACAACATCGATGCATTCAGCGGCATGACGGCGCACAAGGTGATCAAGCGCATACAGCTGGAGGCCAACGCGGCCTGCGAAGAAATCGGACTCATCTTCCCCGGCGTTGGGCCGTGCTCATATCGCGTGCCGAAAAGCATCTCGTTTGAGTCAATGGATGACCGCGAGTTCCGCGAGCTGTTCACGGCGCTGACCCGGCATCTGTCCGAACGCTACTGGCCAGACTGCTCGCCCGATGAAATCGAGCGGATGGCGGAGATGTTGGTATGAGCGCGTTGCGCAAGGCCGCGACGGACGAACCGTGCCTGATGAGTCGACAGCTCAACATCCTAAGCTATCTATCGCAACGCACCGGCGCATTCGCCGAGGACCTCGCTGAGAAGTTCGGCGTCGGCGTCGCGACGATCAAGCGAGACATCGCCGACTGCCGCCACTACGGCGCGCTCATCATCAGCGACCGAAACAACGGCTATCGGCTCATGAACTGGGAGAGCATCCGGCTGCGAGTGGTTCGGCTATGGTGAGGCGAGGCCGAGCCCATCCGCCACGACGGCCTGAGCTAGCCCCGGATCGCCTTCTACGGGCGGCGTAGGCGTGCTCAGCGCCGCGTCCAGGGCGGCACCCTGCTGGGTTGGGTCGGGCGGTACGGGCGAGGTCTGTACCGGGTCCAGCCGCTGCTGGGCACGCTCTCGGGCCAGATCGTCCGCGATATTCAAGATTCGGTTCGTCGTGCTTTTGGCGACGCTCATGGTGCGGAATCGCATATCAGTCGTCCGTCGGCCGGAGCTTCAGGGCCGTCTTGGCAATATCCACCGCCGCGCCTGCCGGGCCGAGATACGGCAGCGTAGAGGGTTCGTCCGTCGTGCCATTCGGCGGCGGCCGGCCGCTCGGCCGATACTTCAGATCAGGTAGCGGCGCTCCCGACAGCATGCCCGTCCGCACGATCGGTGCGTAGTACTCGTTCAACGCCTCGCGCTGGGCCTGCATCTCGGGCATGACGCGCCCGCGTAGGTCTTCGCTGCGACCCGTGTTGAAATCGATAGCGAACTGATTGACTTCCTCGGCCAGGCCCACGAGGTCATCGGTCGAGAGCGAGTCCGCGAACTTGATGAGATCGGTGGCACCGCCGAGCAGGGCCGTTGCCGCGCCGCCGATTATCAACGGCACGCTTTTTGAACCCATGCCATACGCGGATAGCCCGCTGCCCACGCTCGCGGCCGCGCTGCCCATCGCCGCAAACGCTTCGGCAGTGTGCGAGTGGTTGAGGCTCTGCCCGATGTAGTTCTGGGCTAGCGCCCGCACGGTAGCGTCGTTGTCGCCCGCTTCGTTTACCAGGTTAATGAACTCGCCCTTGGCGACGAGCCGGGACTCTATCAACCCGTCAATCGCTGTCGCCTCCTTGGTCATTTCCTTTAGATCGTTCTCTAGCGACATAGCAGCCTGGTCGATCTGCTGGTACTTGCGGGTCGTGAACTGGCCGAGCACGTCGTCGATCTGCGTACTGGTCGTCATGTACTGGTCGACAGCCCGATCCGAGATACGCTGGTCGGGATGATCGAGCATGCGTTCGGCGCTGACGAACTGGCGTTGCAGCTCGTCGAGTCTCGCGACCTCCTCGCCGCCCTTGGCGAACTGCCGCGCCTCGTCGAACGCGGCACCGACGGACTCACGCTCACGTTCCCGGTAGTCGAGTTCTTCCTCGCGCTCGGATTCCTCCGCGTCCCACATTCGCTTTGTCTTGATGCCCATTCGTGCGGCCATGACTTGTGCGGCGTTCTTCAGCGGCGTGCCGCGCTCGAACAGGACCGGACCGCTCGGTGCTCCGACATCCTCCTCGCCACCGCGTGAGATCGGGACAAGCTCGCGCCAGTCCTCCGCCTGCGCACCCTGCGAGATCGATAGGTCCAGCCGGGCCTGATTCTCGGCGAGTCTTTGTCGTGCGGTCGCCATGCGCTACATCCCGACGTTCATAGACTTGGACTTGCTCTTGCTCGTCGACTGCGACGTACCGTAGCTGAAGCCCATGGCCTCGCTGATCGCGCGCGCGACCGACTCGCTCGTGGCCTCGGCGAACTGCTCGGAATCGGTCAGCGACGTAGGCCCGCCCATGATCGAGGCGAGCGCCTGGTACGGCATCATCTCCGCGCCCGCGCCGCCAGCCGCGAGATCGAACAGCCCCTGTAGCGATGATAGGCCCGTCCCCGCTGCCTGCGTGCGTCCTGCCATGAGTTGGGAGGCCGCTTGATCGCGTGATGCCATGTCGGCTGCACGCAGCTCGGTGGCGCCGCGCTGAAACTGTCGGCCTGCCGAGTCGATTGCCCTGCCTTGTGCGACGCCCTGTCGTCCACCGCCGAGCTGACCGGCCGCTACCGAGCTGCCGGTCACGGCAGGGTTCAATTCTTCGCGAAAGAAGCGGCCTACATCGGAGCCCAGCTGACCGATCTGCTCGTCGAGTAGGGGATTCGGGCCGAGCCGGGACTCCAGGTAGTTCTCGCCCGCGCCGCCGCCAAGCGATTCTAGGAACTGCGAGCCGCCAGTGAACAGCTGTGCAGCTTGTCCGCTGAGTAGCGGTGACATCTCGGCCGCCCGGCCCGCCGCGCCGGTCGCGCTGCCGTAAAGCTGCTGGAACAAATCCTCAAAGGCAATCCGCGATGTCGAGCTACCGCCCGAGCGACTGAGCGACTGCGCCAGTGAGTCGCTAAACGAACCTGACGTGTTCGCGCTGTAATCGAGCGAGCTCGACTGCGAAGACGACCTAGAACTCGACGCCCCGATGCTGCCGAACACTTAAACCTCCCTCGCCACGATCTGATCCTCGATCTCGCGTAGGGCGTTACGCGTAACGCCGAGTTTCGCGCCGATGTCTTCGGCGCGCGCAAGCTCGGCCTCGAGCGCCTGCTTGCGGCGGTAGAGAGCGATCAACGTTTCCAGCTCTTGAATGCGTTGCTTAATCATAGCTTCACCCACGCACCGTCTTCGTAGCCATAAAACCCTTCACCCGAGCCTGGGTCCCACTCGGTGCCGTCCGCGTACACGATGGCTCCGTTACTCGGCCGCGTCGGCGCCGCCGTTAGTAGCGGCGCACTGAACTGACGAAACGCGTTGGCGATCCGGCGCAGCTCGTCCAGGACGGCTGGCGAGATGTCACCGACGGCTTGCGGTTCGTAACTCATACGTACCCCCTCAGCTCGGCCTCGATGTCGACACCCGTGATCAGAAAATCGCCCGCGCCCTCGATCCTTACCGCTATGAGTCGGCCCATGGCCAGTACGTTGACGTACTGGCCCACCCCGATGACAAAAGGCTGCGGGTCTCCGTAGGTAATAGCCGCACCGCTGGTGGGCTGGGCTCCAGCCTGCACTTGCAGCGTGCCCGAGCCGGTTGCCCGGACGTGAACCCGCCGAACAAACTTGAACCGCTCGGGCGAGTTGAAGTGCAATCCGGCCCGCTCAAGCACCGTCGTCTTCTCGTTGGTGCCCGTGCCGACCTGGATGATGTTCTCGCCGGCTAATAGCAGGGATTGCGTCGCCAGACTGAACTGGCTCCGACCCCACTTACCCTGGGCATCGGCCCAGGTGTAATCGGCGTCGGCCCATAGGTTGGACTCCGTGTCATCGTTCACGATGCCGACAGCGGCATGCTGAACGGCGTCGAGCGTCCGCGCCGACCAGGAATCGTGTAGATAGTCATAGACATATGCACGCGTACAAGCCGATGAACCCGACTCAGGGAAGTTGATGTGAACCTCGCTGTACGCCGCGTAGTGCACGACGTGCAGCAGCTCGTAGTTGTCCTGGTCCAGCTCGTCGAACAGGTTGATGCGCCCCTCGCCGATGTCCTGAGCCTGGGCACCGTCCCATAGGTACACGCTGCCGTCGCCGACGCAGAAGTGCTGGCCGGTACCTATGGGCGTGACGGCCTTGCGCGTCAGCGCGCCGCGAACAGGAGAGAGCAACCGAAAGCTGAATATGAAATCCGAGCCCTCGACAAAATCAACAACATAGCAGCTAGACGGCTTGTAGAGTATCAGCGACCCGCGAATCGGCGCGCCGCACAGTACCGGGCCAGGCGTATCCGACAGTTGCGCGTCGCCCGCCTGGTTACTCGCGCTGGCCGTCCACTCACCCGGCACCGCTCCCGGCTCGGCCGCGTCGGACCACATGACCTTCATCGGGAACTCGCCGCTTGCGTCCTCAATGTCCAGCGCGAACAGATGGAACTTGTACGCCAATATCGTCTTGCACAGGTTTGCATCCGGCCAGTTGGGTAGCTCAAGCATTGCGTTACCGGGATTGCCGTCCCAGTACATCGGCGGATCGACCGAATTGTTGGCGACGGCCACCCCGTTCAACACCGTGCTCGTCCAATCTTTTGCTGTCGCCGTGGTCAGTCCGCCCGATAAAGTGATGTCGAATACGTTAGCACCCGTAGCGGCATGACTCTCGCTCGCGTAGTGCGCAATCCAATAGTTCGATCCGCCGGCCGTGACGGTCTGTAAGTGCAGCGGGTCGGCCGGCAGCTCCGCGTAGGCCGCTCGTTGCGGCGGATGGCTGCCGAGAAAGCCGTTATCCGAACGGGCATTGTCCGCGAACGTCCAAGCGTCGAGCGGTACCTCATGCGGCGGCGTGTCGTAGACCAGTCCCCTTACCGGGGCGAGATGGAGCATTTTTTTAGGGTAGCTCATAGGGCGCGGCAAATCCGTCAAGCACGGCTACGCGTCAAACAACGGGAGTAAGAAGCTTGAGCCGTTGACGTTCACGACCACAAAAGCGTCGGCAGCGCCTGGCAAAGCCCCGCCTGTGAGCCCCTGGGCATTGATGCGCAGCGTGCTGCTTGAGTTTGCGCCGAGCACGACGTTGCCGTCTAGGTCGATAGTAGTGGCAACGACCTGCGCCGTCGTGCCCGATAAGTTGATATCGGCAGACCCGCCATGAAGTTCTAGCGACGTGCTGCCGTCGATGTCCATCGTGGTGCCGTCTGCATCTAGGTTCCCGTTGCAGTCGAGTAGCGCGGCGTCGAATTGGATTTCTGAGCCGTCGCCGGAGAAAAACGCGCGTACCGTGTTATCTGTGGAGATGGAGAATTGGTGGGCCGTTGACGTGCCCACTAGCCCCGTCGTGTTGCCGGATTGCAGCGTGGTAGTAACCGGGGCCGTAGTGTCGGTAATATTCAAGACCGCACCAGCGGCTGCCGTGATCGCGGTCGTTCCACCGATAGCTAACGTACCGCTGATATCCGCGTTGCCGTTGCAGTCGAGCAGGGTGGCGTTGATTTCTAACTCGGCCCACGTAGTACCGGACCGGGTGCCGGCCAATAGGTCAGAGCCGATGCCGCCTCCGTCTGTCTGCGAGCGGACCCGGAAAGCGCCGTCACTGAAAAATAGCGTGGTGCGCGTCTGATCGGTCGTGGCGTCAGTGTCCACGAACAGCCACTGAGGGGTTGCACTCTGAATCCTGTTGCTGCCGGTGAAGATATTCGAAACGTCTTTCAGCGGGACGTTGGAGGACAGTGCCGCATCCGCAATGCTCGCCGCCGGTAATATGATCGACGTAGAGATCGTCGGCGATACGATCGTCGGCGATACGATCGTCGGGCCCGTGGCCAGCACGAGCGCGCCGCTGCCTGTCGGAGTGGTGACGCCATCCAGTAAGTTTAATTCGGTATGCGTCGAGGTCACGGCCCCGCCGATACCGGCAAACGACTGCTTTAGAACGTCCTTGATCAGACGTAAGTGGTCGTCGCCCTGCGATACGTCGTCCGTCGCGTGTACCGGGTTGGTCGCGACGAGTTCGGCTATGTAATCGGCTGCTTCGAGTGGCATATCAGTATCCGTGATACATGGGGCCGAAGTGATAGGCGCTGGCCACGGTCGCGCCGCCGAGCTTGCGGCCGTACTGCTCGTTTGCCTTCTCCATCGAGTCGCCAAAGGTATCGAGCGCGGCCTGGGCGAGTTCGAGGTCCTGCGTGTACTGGTGTAGATGAGACAGCGCGCCGAACACGTATAGCGACTCATGCTTTGTCAGTAGTTCGTTCTCGTCGCCGTCGGCACTCAGCGGGGCCGGATGGCCTAGGTAGTGCAGGTCCAGCTCGGCATCCGTTGCAGGCACGCCCCGGATCTCGACGGTCGAGCTGTTAACGCAGAACTGTAGCGGCGCGACCGTGGCATCAAGTCGCCGCACGGCCGATAACGCTACCTGATCGAGCGCGTAGGGGCCGTTCGGCCCGGTGACGTAGATCGCGCGGACTTCATCGAGAGTCGACGGCAGCGTGTAGATCCCGTCCGACACTCGGTCATCGTCGTCAAGCGTGACGCTGAGCGCCAGCGCCCGAAGGTCTCGCCGGATCATGCCCTCCGCCAGCGACACGAAGCTCACTACCTGACTCGATAGATCGGGCCGGTGCGCGAAGTCCAAGATGCGTGTTTTTAGCTCGCCGTAGTTCATCTGATGCCGGGCCGCTTCCGAAAGTGCGCATAGATCGCCAGGCAGCCCGATACGATCGCAACCAGCAGCGCGAGTGTTTGCAGCACGTCGTTGAGCGCGAAGCTGCCGGCCGTCGCGCCTATGGAAAGCGTTGCAGCTTGTGCCTCATGCGTCATGGGTGGCCCGCCAGCGAGCGAACACAGCGACTGCGGCAGTCGCCGCGATGAGCACCGCCTCCACTTCACCGGGGGCGATGTCTATGCCGAACACGGCAGCCAGGGCCTGCGCGGCCAGTGCCGCGACCGACGCGTACGTGAGCTTGCCCTTGAATAGGTCTAACACTATGCCACCTCCGGCTGAACGGCATAAACCAGCAGCTCGGCCGTATCGGTATAGCTCGCGACGCGCAAGCGTGCAGCCGTGTAACCCGGCCCGACTTCCTGAAAGGCGGTGGAGTCGGCAGTCTCGGCAGCGAGCGAGCTATTCGGGTTGAGCCAGTTCATAGCCGCCTGCTCGACGAATGCGGGCTCCTCGATCGCGAAGTCGATCGACCACGTTATCGTCCCGGTCTGGTCGGCGAACCATCGGCTCGGCACGTTGCGGCGCCAGTCCAGCGGAATCGTCGGCGAAACGAACTCGTCCACCCAGCCGATGTCGAGCGTGTTCGCGCCCAGTGTTGCATCGGCCGCGACCGCGCTAATTGACTTGAAGTACTTCGTGGTCTCTACCGTGCCATTATCAGGACCGGTAACAACCTCGCTGATCTCGCGGCCGTCGGCATCGAGCCCGGTAATCGTGATGTCGATCTCGTCGAGGTCGTCACCGCTCGTAAGATTCAGTCGATGCGCCAGGCCGTCCGGTACGTCCGTGGTCTCGAAGTCGGCCGAGTCCCACGGACCCGCGCCGGTCAGGCCGTCCGCCAGGCCGTCGGTGTCGGCGTTCGCGGGGTCGAATAGTGTCTTGTACAGCATTAGAAGTGCCCCAGTTGTGCCTTGCGGGTCCGAACGCGGTACGCGTCCACCAGCGGCGATTCATGCAATGCCTGCATGGCGGCCTCGCGCGTGTCCGGGTCTTTCGCGTTCAGGTCCGGGTAGAGCTTGGCCAGCGCCATGTAGTCACGCATAGGTATCCTTAGCGTGTGCTCCGCGAAAGGCGCGTGCTGAGTAGCAACGCGCCCCTCGCGGGCCAGTTGGGTTTCGCGCAGAACGTCCCCGCGGCTCACGATTAGCTCGCGGTAACGGCGGCCGTCGGCGTAATGTCACGGATCGCGAAGTGCGCCCGCTCCAGCAACACCTTGAGCATCCAATCCGTCTGCACCATCTTGCGCACGTAGTCGCCGAGACGGGCCAGCGGAGTAACCCGCGTACCGTACAGCGTCGACAATTCGAGAAAGCGCGGGTCGATCCCGAAGACCGTGGCTACGTCGCCGGTGTCGTCGGCCGTGTAAACCTGCTGGTGCAGGTCCGGGACGATGTTCATGACGTAACCAAAATCGGTCTTGAACATGTCCACAAACTGATTGCTAACCAGCGTCTCGCTCTGCGTGCCCGAGATATTCGCCACGAAGTCGACCTTCTTGGTCTCGACCAGGAAGTTGCCGATGCGCTTGGTGATGCCCGGATGCGAGATCAGCAACGTGGGCTTCGAACCGAGAATGAAGCACGCTTCAATCTGGTCTGTAACCATTAACCAGGTCAGCGCGCGCTTGTCACCCGCCGTCGGTGCGTCGACTACACCCGTCGAAGATTCCTCGAAGCCGCCGTTCGCGCCGCCCGCGCCGTTGTCGGTGTTCGTGACGAGCCAGGCATCGAGCCCAGCGGTCTTACCGACCGTCGTGCCCGGATTGTCCGCGACGGACGCCTGACGGCCGAGCGCGATGGCCTCTTGGTCATACCGCAAGTTCTGAATCTTGCGCGCGGTCTGGTAGCCGAGTTCGTCGGATCGCCCGACCTTGGCGATGTCCTGCGCGCGGTCGGTGACGTTGACGCCGCGCCGGGAAATCTGCGCGTGGTTGCCGACTCGGGCACCCGTCGCGGTCGTTGCGGGCGCGAAGTCGGTGCCAGAGCTGTAGGCGTTAGTGTCGTCGGCCGCGAGCAGCGCTTCCTCGAACCACTCGGAATAGTTGTTAGAGAATGAACCCATCCCGATAGCGTCGAGGAAAGGCGTGCCGCGCTCGTCGGCACCGTGAATTTTGTCGAGAACGTCTTCGCGAACGAGTCCGCCGCTGGCAACGTCCTTAAGATCCTTGGCATCCAAGGAGTCAGTAGGCTGTGTCATGATTAAGTTACTCCATCAAGCTGAGTAGTTGATCCCTGGAAGTCTGACGTTTGGACGGCGTGGACTGCTGCGGTCTCGCGGCACCGTTCGGCTTGCTCTTGCCTGTTTCGCTCATGCGCTTGACAGGCTTGATCTTCGCCAACGCGGTCTCGATGCGTTGCTTACGCTGATAGGCGTCACGAACGAAACGAAGCATTCGATGCGAGAGCACTTGCCCTAGATAGTTCTGAGGAAAGCCGTAGTCGGCTAACATCTCGACCATCCCGGATAAGTCCTTGTCTCTCACGTCCGCGTCGTTCCACTCCGGTATCGCCTGAAGCGTCCGCTCGCGTTCTCGCTTCGCGTCCGCTTCCGCTCGCCGCCGGATCGCCTCGACTAGCTCGGGCTTCCTCGCAGACTCCGGCAACTTCGCCATGAGAGCCTGCAATTCCGTCTGAGCGCGTGTCAGCGCCGCCTGGTCCTTTGCCTTCCGTTCCTCGAACTCCAGTTCTCTAACGGATAGTTCATCGCCCTTCGCCGCCGCGTCCTTCAGTTCGCCGAGAGTCATAGACTTCCCGTCGGCCATCGGGACCGCGATCGCGTAGAGCTCCTCGGGTTCCAGCTCCAGCCTCTCGGCCAGGTCCTTCAGCCCTTTCGGCTTGCCCTTGGGTTTAGCCTTGGGTTCGCCGTCGTCCGTCGCTTGATGTCGGCTCTCGCCCGCGTCGGTGTCGGAACCGCTCTCCGGCTCCTCGGTGAAAATCTCCGCCAGCGTTTGCAGGCGGTTCGGCTCGGGTTGCCCCGTCTCCGGTGCGCCCTGGCTATCGCTCATCTCTGAGCTGTTGGTCAATTCGTCCATTAATTCGATCTCTCAAATCCTCTATAGCTGTAATAGCCGCATGAACAATCTCGCGGGTTTCAGGGGTATCTGACGCGATCCACTGTTCTATCGCGTCGGCGCGGCGCTCGGCCAGCACCGCCGCGAAAAACTCACGAACCTGCTTTGGGTTGTCTAGGCGCACGGCGCTTCCTCGGCTCCTGGTAGTCGCGGATGGCCCGGCTCAACGCGGCCTGAAGCTCAGCTATAGGGACCACTTCATTGCCCCGGTACTGAATCCGGTCGCTGCTGATTAGTTGCAACAGGCTCGTCAGTTGCGCTTTGGTCAATTCCATTGGTGCCCTCGCTCTCTGGCTGGTTCGCGCGCCAATGCTGCTCGGCTTATGCCGGCGTCAATCCGCGCTTGTATCTGAGTTCGCATCTATGTCCCTCGCATCTGGATTCTCACGGGCTTTCAGCAACTCGACTGTTGCGCTCCCGGCCAATTTCGCTTCCTCGATCTCGGAGTGCAGTTGTTCTTTCCAATAGTCATGTTGGAGTTGAGAGTCAACGCGATACTTCTCGAATGCTGTTCTCAATTTCTCAAGCTCGACGGCTTGACGCACCAGTTCCTGCTGCTGCTGCTGTGCGTCCTGTGCTTGCTGCTGCTTCGACTGCATCGCGGCTTGGGCCTCATCCGTGCGCGGATCGATAAAGTAGTTCTCGGGCGCCGGCACGTCTGAGACGCGTGCCCAGTCGAGCAACAGCGCGTGAAAACCCTCGACGTTGACGAGCACATCCTCCATGCCGAGCCCCGCCAGTTGAATCTGAGACTGAAGCAGCTTGTCGAGCGCGGCCTGACGGCGCGAGCGTTCGCCCGGACTCATGCCGACACGGACCGTGACGGACTCACGCGCGACCCACTCGGACGGCACGGCGGTTTGCCAGCGGCCCATGACCTTGAAATTGATCGGCTCGCCGAAGTGCTCGCGAAGCTGTGCGTGCGCAATCAGGAACGTCGAGCGAACCAGCGTCATCGCGAAGTTCTTGGCCATGTGCCCCGACAGGGCTTCGGCGACGCTGAACGCCCGATCAAGGCCCATCGAGCCGACTTGATTGCTCACTTGCAGCTCGCCGCCCTGCATGTCCAGGGCAGAACCGGCCATCTCGGTTCGGATGCGCCGCTGGTGCTCGATCGCGGCCTGAATGCCCGAGCTGGTGTCCGGCACCGCGAACGGCATCACGGCGTCAGTGACTCTGGCGACCGTCGCCTTGACCCGAATGCCGCCCGACACGCGGCCGTCGCTCACGTCATCAACGTTAACTCGGCCGTCTAGGTAAGCCAATTTCTGCTTACTTGTCGCCTGCACATTGTCCAGCAACGCGCGTTGCAGTGGCGTGTTTACGTCTTGGATCTGGCGGGTCTTGTCCCATAGGGATATGCCCGTGAGACGGTGCGGCGCGATGAACGGGCTGCCCGATGCGTACGGCACCAGCGCTTCCGGGCGCTTCTTCAGAATCGTGTTGTGACCGAAGCAGACCTTCAGGCGTTCGCCGTTGACGATGGCATAAGCTTCAAACCATTCGACCGGCTCCGACGACTTATCGACGCCGTGCTGAAGTGCCGAGTTCCTACGCGGATTGCGCGCGATGGCCGACGTGTTGCGGTCGTCCGTGTACTTCGGCAGCTCGTCGACCTTTTCGCGAGAGAACATACCGTACAGGTCCGAACGGATGTCAACGTGCCGCTCGGCAATGAACGGTATTCGCTGGATCGCCTCGAAATCAACGCCATCGTAATTCCGTGGATAGAGCACGTTCTCACAAGCAACCGCTTCACAGCGGAACAGCTTATCGATGTAGGTGCAACGCAGCCGGAGATAGCCGGCGTCGGTGTATTCCAGAATCTTGCACTCGACGTTCGGCCGTGTCGTCAGCTCGGCCACGGCCTCGGGCGTGACGTTCTCGTATTCCTCGGTCCGAACCGTGGTCTTTTCCTCGACCCATGCTTTGACCCAGCCATTACGGAGTAGCAGCGCGTCCTTGATCGCCGCCAGCAACTGATGCCGGCCGTTGCCCCGGCCCATGACGAAGTGAGTGACCGCATCTGACTCCAGCTCGGCCTGCTCGGCATCCTCCGGCCCCATTGGGTCAAACTCGGCAATCCGGTCGCCTGAGAACGCTTCCGACATCGCGGCAAGCGAAGCCTCTACGCTGGCAGAGACATCGCCGGACACGACGGTCGCGCGTCCAGGCACCTCGTCACCTCGTGGCCGCTGGAAATAATAATCCAGCGCTCGTCGCCGATCCTCGGCCAGCTCGTCGCCGTCGTGTCCGGCGCACCACTGCAATTCGGACTTGAGCTTTTGCAGGAGGGTTTGATTGTACATCAGAGTGTAATAGCCGCTGTCCAATTAATTGGATGGCTACCAGCCGGCTGCCCTGTCGATCCACTTCGTGCTCGGCGCCGGACCCCAGCCACCGAGCCCAAGATCACCGTGCCGATAGACCATCAGATACCGGACGGCATCCGCCCAGTGCGATTCCCACGAGTGATACGGGTTCTGGCTGAACACGCCGGGCCGCTTGGCGAGTCGTTCAGTCCGATAACCGGCGAGTGCGTCGAGCAACATCGAGTTGTTCGGCTTACCGTCCGTCCACGGCCGAATGCCGGTGTCGATGTAGGTTGTAGGCAACTTCTGCTGAACCAATGCTATGTGCGAGTGCAGCGTGCCTTGCCCCTTCGGGAGCACGTCGATCTCATCGGCCAGGCGGAAGGCGTTGAACGTCGACTCCCACGTATCGCCGGCAGGGCCCGGACGGCGCGCGTCGTGCGGCAGGATCGCCGTATGCACCGGCCACGGGAAGGTGTCCTTGATGTCCTTCACGATGTCGGCGGCCGGCGTGAACTGCCAATGCTTCGACGCGAGAATGATCGTCTTGCCGGGCTCGGCCGTCTGGAAGAAAACCGCAACGCAGTGATCCGCAAAACCTAAATCGAACGCGACGTAAACCGGCAGCGACGGATCGTAAGGGAAATCGCCGGTGCGGCCGTCGGCGTGCATGCGGGCGATCATCGCCTGGTAGTACGCACCCGAGAATGCAGCCGTCGTGTCGAGCCAGTACTCCTGGCGAACGAGTGCGTCGCTCATGCCGGTCTTGCGGTCGGCCTCGATGGCCTCAGACGAGATAAGCGGAGTGCCGTCCCATTCGTGAGTGTCATCCACGGTCAGCAGGGTTGTGTACCAGCTCGGGTTGTCCTTGTTCGAGTGATACAGGTCGTAGAAGAAATTCCGGCCTCGGAAGGTCGAGATCGCGAACATCCAGCCTGCGTTCTCCGCGATGATCGGGCGCAGGTAGTCGAGCACCTCCGAATCCGGATAGAGCGCCGCCTCGTCGAGCACGATACCCGCGTAGTTCGAACCGACGAGCGCCGACGGGTTATCGGCACCGAGTAGTTGCCACGTGCTGCCGCACTCAAGCTCGATCGACATCTCTTGTGATCGCGTCTGTACGCGAATCGCCTCGGGAAACACTCTGTTGATGAAGCGACGGCCCTGCTTGTCCAACCCTCGCCAGATCGCCCGACGCGCCTGCGTCAGCTCCGGGAAAACATGCACATAATTTCCAGGTCGCTTGTGCGCCTCGATCGCGGCGAGGTTCAGGAGCAAATCTGTTTTTCCCGCTCGCCTGTGAACGGCAATCGCACCGCGGTCAATGCCCGACTCTCTCGCCTCGAGCACCTCGAGCTGCCAAGGCCTGGGTGTCCAGTCGTTGGGTATCGTGATCTCAGGCATCGGGCGACACGTCGATAACCGGCCGCATGTCGGAAGCCGAGGCAATCACGATCTTGACGTTGGCGGTCCGGGCCGCGCCCTCGTCTTCTTTGGGCAGCATGCGGGTCAATATCTCGACGAACCGGCTAGGATTCGACGCCGCCCACTCGAGCAGAAACTCATCGCTGCCCAGCGCCTCGAACGTGGCCAGGAAACTGTCTCGAACTCGGTTCGTCAGCGCCGCGCGAGGACGCTCTGAAGGCACTACCTTCGTCCGCGCGGCAATCTCGCGGATCCGCGATGTCAGCGCCTCGGCCGCCGCCGTCGGGGCGTGAGCGTCGTCGGTGACAACTAACCGCTTGCCCCGGCCTCGGCCGCGAGCCGGGCAGTCGGCAGCGTGGCGGGTCTTGTGGTCCCGTCTCCGGGCCTCGTCGTCGAGTGCGCAGCGCGGGCATGAAATGGCGTCCATACCCGGTAATAGCCGCTGGCGGGTGCGGGCTGATTCTGGCTTGACCTCTCCCAAGGAATCAATCAGGAGCGTGGGGAACGGGAATCTGGCTCGGTACGCAAACGCCC